AGCTAAGCTCGGAATGCTGGATTCAAAAAAGCTCTATGCATATAAGCTTAAGGACGACTTGTTCCGTCAGATAACTCGTGTCGACGACGGAAAAAAACATGGTATGATATTCTTGCTCGACTGGTCTGGCTCGATGGGTAGTTGTCTCGAAGAGACTATCGAACAGGTCATCAATCTAGCTATGTTTTGCCAACGAGCTCAGATCCCTTACCAAGTGTTTGCGTTCACTAGCTCATATAAACACACCTCAGACGATTTTGACGAAAGTGCTTGTAACGAAAACGGGATAGGCAACAGCAAATTTTTCAATCTTCTAGAATTCTTCAGTCATAAGATGACTAGCGTTGAATTCAACAAGATGATCACGTGCTTATTGTGTCACCCTTGGACACGCAACAGCTATGGTCTCGGTGGAACTCCATTGAACGAAGCTCTGTTGTATATGACAGAATACGTTGGCAAATTCATTAAGGATAATCAAGTTCAAAAGATGTCGTTCATCACACTCACCGATGGCGAGGGTGGCGCTCTTACTGCAAGTAAATACTTACATAACGGTATGACGTACGACAACAGGTATAGACGCGTAAATATGAAGTCTATCCTCAAAGATCCGATGACCAAGAAAGAGTACGAGCTGTCCAATGAATCAAATAAGCAGACCGCTACCCTCTTGAATGTGATCAGAGACCGCTGGAACACCAAAAATATTGGGTTCTACTTACTTCGCGCCCATTATCGTTCGGTCAGTGATTTCCTTAAAGAAAATATGTGTTATTCAAATGAGGAAGAAAAAGCAATTCTAACAGAGGAGATCGTACAGTCTATGCGTAGAAACAAGTACGCCGTGATGAACAACATTCCTGGAAGAGACGAGTTCTACTTTCTTCCAAACAACGTTAAGATTGATGACACTGGATTAGAAAATGTGGACAATAGCATGTCTGCTGGTGCTATATCCCGTCAACTCGGTAAGATGTTCAACACGAAGCGTACCTCTCGAGTGGTTCTCTCTAAATTCATTGATCAAGTTTCTTGATTGTTTACAATAATTCTTGTATTTGATATAATACTCTTATGAAAACTGATAAAACATTCATCGAAGCCCTAGTCGCTGAGTTTCCTGACGTACAGACCACTGGTCAAGTAAGTCGAGCTCAGATCCAACAAACCATGATTGCCCACAATGTCACTAAGTGGCCTACGTGGCTGATCAATAATGCCAATCGCGTAGGCCGCGGTCTGTACGCGATCCCTGGAGCTAACATCAAACATGAAGAGAAAGTCGTGACTGCACCAAAGAAAGCAGATCCGTCTTTAGTACCAGACACTGATCCTAATTATGTACCATTCGGCAACTTCAAAGACATCGATCTCATCATCAAGTCGCGCGAGTTCTATCCCGCGTACATCAGCGGGCCGACCGGTAACGGTAAGTCCATGATGATCGAGCAGGCTTGTGCTAGAAACAAGCGTGCACTCATTCGTGTAAACCTCAATATGATGACTGACGAGGATCAGCTCATTGGTTCTAAGACTCTGATAGACGGCAACGTAGAAATTGTTGAAGGTCCAGTTCTGATTGCGATGCGATCAGGCATTCCCTTGCTGCTGGATGAGATCGACGCAGGTGCTGCCAACACTCTGCTGTGTCTTCAACCGATCCTCGAGGGTAAACCATACTACTTCAAGCTTAAGAATGAGCTGATCTATCCTGCAAAAGGTTTCACTATCTTTGCGACTGCTAACACCAAGGGTAAGGGTTCTGATGACGGTCGGTATATTGGTACCAACGTGCTAAACGAAGCTTTCCTCGAGCGTTTCGCTGTTACTTTCAACCAAGAGTATCCTTCTCAAACTGTAGAGAAAAAGATCGTCATGAATTTGATGTCTTCTCTCAACTGCGAAGATGATGAATTTGCTTCTACTCTAGTTAAGTGGGCAGACGCGATTCGTCGGACTTTTGCCGACGGTGGTGTTGACGAAACAATCACCACTCGCCGATTAGTCCACATCATCCGTGCCTTCTCGATCTTCAAAGACAAGAAGAAAGCCGTCGAGCTGTGTATCAATCGATTTGATGATGTCACTCGAATCGCGTTCGGCGACCTGTTCGAGAAAGTTTCTAAACCAGAAACTGAGCAGCCTGAACCAATTAAGGAGGTGAAACCTGAAGAAATTGCCTTCTAATTGATGTTTACATCTAATCTTTTACCTGTTATAATATTATTTCTTGTGAGGATCTCAATATCATGAATTATTCAAAACTTTCTAAAGCTCAAAAACGCTGTATCGATGCTTTTGTTCGTGTTCGTCCTGAGTTGGCCAATGCCGAGTCTATCACTCGGCCCGAGATCGAAGAGCTGTTCTTTAAGCTCTACGACGCCCGTGAAACTGGTGGCGAGTGGATCGGCTACCCAATGTGGTTGGTCAAAGGCGAGAAAGTATCGCGCGGTGTGTACAAGTTCCCTGCACCTGCTCTAGCAGACTCTAAAGAAACTTCAACTTCTGGTGTGAAGGCTACTGCGTCTAAGTCGGCAGCTATTCAAAACACTAAAGAGGAAGAAGAATTCTTTAAAGATCTGCAAGAGTATGGTGTAACGGAAAAGGCGTGATCACGCCATCTTTTATTTCATAATGGAGAAAAATCGAATGTCGAAAATTTCTAAAGTTCATTCTTATCTTGTTACTGGCGCTGAACTTACTCCGCGTCAGATTCGTTCCAACTTCGGATTGAAGAATCCGCACGACGCTATCTATCAGCTTCGCAATAAGGGCGTCTGTGTGTACACCAACTTCACCACGTTGAGTGATGGTACCTCGACTGTCAAGTATCGTATCGGTACTCCTTCACAGCGTATGATCGCACTGGCACGTATTGTTGGTGGTGCTGAGTTCTTCCGTCGTGGTCGCCGCAGTTAAGATAGAGTGATCGGAAAAGAGGACCGTCAATGGTCCTCTTTTTTGTTTTATTTCAGTCTTAGGTACTATTATGGTGAAACAAAAACAAGTAGATGAAGTTATTGCTTCACAAACTGCTACTACTGGCGGGCGAAAATTCGACGCCAACAAGTTGGAATATGGTCTCATTCCTCCTCTAGCTTTAGAAGAGATGGTGAGAGTACTTACATTTGGAGCTCAAAAATACGAGCGTGGTAACTGGAAGAGAGTTCCAGACTCTAAGCGTAGGTATTTTGATGCTATGGAAAGACATATTTGGGCTTGGAAAAAAGGTGAACAGCTAGATCCTGAATCAAATATTCATCACCTAGCCCATGCTGCATGTTGTTTGTTCTTTTTATACGAACACGATGTATTATACTCTAAAGAGGAGAAAGAAAATTAAATGGAACTTTCAAAAGAAACACTAACACTAATTAAGAATTTTGCTGGCATCAACGGCAGCATCATGCTTAAAGCTGGGACGCGTCTAGCTACGATCTCAGAAGGTAAGAACGTCATGGCCGAAGCGACTATTGCTGAGGACCTACCGATGGACTTTGGTATATACGATCTTAATGAGTTCTTAAATGTGGTATCCTTATTCCAAACAACCAATCTCGACTTCTCACAAAAGTACGTCATGGTTTCCGACGGTGGATCAAGTAAGATCAAGTACTTCGCAGCAGGCGAAGGAGTCGTCAAAGCAGCTCCCAACACAGTCAAGTTCCCAGGTGGCGACGTCGAGTTCACGCTCGAAGCCAGTCAATTGGCTATGATCCAACGAACTTCATCTGTGCTAAAAGCAACTGATGTTTCTATCGTTGGAGCAGATGGTAAGCTTAAGGTAGTGGTATCAGACAAAAAGAACGATACTTCTAACGCATATGAGATGACTCTCGGCGAGACGGACGAAACGTTTCGTGCCAACGTCAAAGTTGAAAATCTCAAGATGCTTCCTAATGATTATCAGGTTTCTATCTCTAAGAAAAAGATCTCGCGATTTAAGCATACCGCTTCTGATCTGACTTACTACGTTGCAGTTGAAGCTGACTCTGAATTCTAGGAGTTCAAATGGAGAGACGTAAATTTCTTACGGGCTCCGGCATGATAGCTGGAGCTATAGCAGGTGTTGTATTGGGTTATAGACAATACAACAATAAACCTGTAGTTGATAAGAAAGTGCTAGATGAAGTTGATGCCAGTAGTATGAGCTTGGAGTTGAAACACGGATACGGCGCTAAGAAAGATTCAATCCCTCAATTTGATGAGGATGATCCTAATAGATTTTATATAATTTCACCTACACCTGCTAGTTATGATAAAATAGTTACTGTAGCAATTAAACCTGGACCCGATGGTAACCTATACATCAGAACAAACAACGAGTGGAAGCAAGTACTAACATCATGAGTCAATATCTCTGGGTTGAGAAGTATCGTCCTAAAACAATCGATGAATGTGTTCTCCCTGAATCTCTTAAGAACACATTTAAGGAGTTCATCGCCTCGGGTGAACTCCCTAACTTTTTATTGTGTGGTAGTGCTGGCGTCGGTAAGACTACAGTTGCTAAAGCGCTGTGCAATGAGATCGGCGCCGAGTATCTATTCATTAACGGCTCAGAGGAATCTGGTATCGATGTTCTTCGTCATAAGATTAAGAACTTTGCATCGTCTGTTTCCTTGACCAATGCAAAGAAGGTAGTTATCCTTGATGAAGCTGATTATCTTAACGCTAATTCTACTCAGCCTGCTCTCCGTGGGTTTATCGAAGAGTTCAGTAATAACTGTCGATTTATCTTCACCTGCAACTTCAAAAACCGAATCATCGAACCTCTGCATTCTCGATGTGCGGTGGTCGAATTCAAAATAGAGAATAAAGATAAGCCTACTATTGCTTCACTCTTCTATAAGAGAGCTTATCAGATTCTCGAGATGCAGGGCATAGAGACTGATTCCAAGGTATTGGCTCAGCTCATTATGAAATATTTTCCTGATTATCGCAGGATCATCAACGAGCTGCAGCGATACTCCGTCAGTGGTAAGATCGACGCTGGAATTCTAGTAAATCTCAGTGAAGAGTCGTATGTTGAACTAATCAAGAATCTTAAGGCCAAGAATTTTACAGAGGTTCGTAAGTGGGTTGCGAAAAACTCCGATACGGACAGCGTAGAAATCTTTCGCAACTTGTATGACAAAGCTAACGATCATGTAGAACAAACTAGTATTCCTCAGTTGGTACTTATCCTTGCTGACTATCAATACAAAGCTGCGTTTGTCGCCGACCGCGAACTAAACATCATGGCAGCTCTTGTTGAGGTAATGTCGGGAGTTAAGTTTAAGTGAACGAATACTTAATCTTCTACATCCTAGGTTTAATTACATTTTTTTATCTGGGATGGAGACTTAGAGAATGGTGGGCAATTAGAAACATGCACAAGATATTGTCGACGTTCGAAGAGGAACTACAAGAAACTATCGCTAAGTCTATTATAAATGTTACTGTAGAGAAAATAGAAGGTATATTTTATCTCTATAATCGAGACGACAATTCATTCTTAGCTCAAGGCAAAGATATATCTACACTTATGTCTGTATTGGAAAAACAGTTTCCAAATACTACTTTCAATCTTTCTAGAGAACACTTCGACATGTTGAAAGGAGCCAAGTGAATTTCTTTGACTTCTTAAATTCTATAAACGACAGCAAAGAAGATCTGCTAAAGAAAGACCCTCTTTCTGAGAAAGACTATAACTCATTCATGGTGAATCGTGGGTTGTCTTATTTTGGCGACACGATACTGTACGCCAATGAGATGAATTCTAGAACTGACATACCAAAGAAGTGGCAGTACGAGTTCTACCTCTATGGAATAAAGAAGAAGAGACGATTTTCTAAATGGCATAAGAAAGATGTCAATGGAGAAGATCTCAAACTGGTCATGCGAGAATACCAGTACTCCACCAAGAGAGCTTTAGAAGTCTTGAGTTTACTGACTGAAGAGCAGCTACAAACCATACGGGAGAAACACGACACTGGAGGAAGATGAATCATAAAGTTGTATAAATAATTCAGTCTGATGAAAAGATAATGATCAGAGTATAAAAAAGGAACAGTGAGATGACTGAATTAATTTACTACGACTGGACCGTAGACTCAATGTTGGAGGTGATTCTACCAGAGCCAGATAACTTTTTAAAAGTAAGAGAGACTCTAACTCGTATTGGAGTCGCTTCAAGAAAAGACAAAACTCTATATCAGTCTTGTCACATCCTGCACAAACAGGGTAGATACTTTATAGTTCACTTTAAGGAGCTCTTCGCCTTAGATGGGAAGGAAGCTAATCTTACAGTTGGAGATGTAGAGAGACGTAACACGATTGCTAGTTTACTTTCAGACTGGGGTCTGCTTAAGATAGTAGTCCCATCTAAAGTAGATCAAAAGGTTTCTTTATCGCAGATCAAAGTGGTTGCGTTTAAAGAAAAAGGTGACTGGAATCTAGTCGCTAAATATAATATAGGTAAGAAAACCTCAACTAAGTAATTGGAGAAAACATGCTTAAATTTGAATTGACTCTAGATGAAGCAAACATGATTCTTGCCGCGCTTGCTAAAGCGCCGTTCGAGCAAGTAGCTGGGTTGATTGGTAAACTTCGCGAGCAGGCTCAGCCTCAGCTTCCAGCCCTTGAAGCAGCCCAGAAAGCTGCTCAGGAAGCAGCTCAAAAAGCTATCGAAGACACACCAGTCGAAAGAAAGCTGCCCAACTAATATAAATAGTTTTGTCCCAATCGGGATGGGAACTAGGCTGGGCATCCTGGATAAAACTGCCTGCCAACGCCTTATGGGTTGGTTTGTTAATTAACTCGCTTAACAAGGAGAAAACTATGAGCGATTCGTACGATACGTACGTCTGTGGCGTTTGTGGTCATGAGCATAATGAAGAAACCGACGGCAAGTGGGAAGATCTTGCTAAATTCTGGCTCTGTCCAGAGTGTGGTTGCCATAAAGACGAATACACTAAACTTTAATACTCGCTTAATAAAGGAGAAATTAAATGACATATCTATTGCCTTCCGTATTTAAAGATCTCAAAGATTTTGAGAAATTCTTCGTAGGATTCGATGATCAGCTTCATCGCCTGCAGAAGCTTCATGATGATGTTACTAAAAACATTCCCAACTATCCTCCATACAATATCCGCAAGACCGGAGATAATACCTACACCATCGAGATGGCTGTAGCTGGTTTTGGTCAGGGTGAGATCGACATTGAGCTCGACGGTGGACGTCTGGTAGTTCGTGGAAATGCATCGGCTGACGCTGACGCGAACGATTATATCTTCAAGGGTATTGCTGGAAGAGCATTCACTCGTTCATTTGCTATCGACGATAAGGTCGAAGTAAAGAATGCAGAGCTCTTCAATGGTATGCTTCGTATCATGCTTGAGCGTATCATCCCTGAAGAAAAGAAACCAAAGAAAGTCCCTGTTAAAACCAAAGGTGACAAGCAGCTTCTACAAGAAGACCAGTGATGAAACTGGTTGAAAAGCTGAAGAGCTTTGTACGCTTTTGGGTGTCTCTACGAAGAGATGTTTCTAAAGATATGGCCACAGCAAAAGCAAGGGGGTATCTATGAAAGCATTTTGGGACTGGGTTGCAGAAACGTTTCAACCTTATATACAAGAAGAAATTGAAGCTTATCTAGCAGCGTCTACAGATCTTCAAGATCTAGAATATCGTATGAGAACTCTTCGATATAGAGGAATACCAGTATAATTATTTGTACTTTTAATCTCGGCCGGGATATAATATTATATCCCGGCTTTTTGACTTTATTATGCACTTCTACACAACTATAGCTCGATACGGCAACAACCTCTTATATCGTGGATATCAAGATGGTCGTCGTATCAAGAAAAAGATTCCATTCAGTCCAACACTCTATGTCAACGGCAGGAGTGCGTCTAAGTTTCATACACTCGACGGGATATCGGTTGAACCAAAGAAGTTCACTACGATGCGTGAGGCGAAGGAGTTTACAGAAAAGTTTGAAGATGTAAAGAACTTCACTGTGTATGGTAACACAAACTACATAGCTCAGTTCATCGCCGAAGAATTTCCAGGCGAGATAAAGTTCGACCGCAGCAAGATTCGCATTCACTATCTAGACATTGAAGTCGCGTCTGACCAAGGATTTCCTGAGCCAGACCAAGCACTACATCCTGTCATTTCAATCTGTATCAAAGATAGTATTCTCAACTGCTACTATGTGTGGGCACTAGGTGACTATGATGTAGAGCGTTCTATCATGAAGGACACACAGGTGCGATATACCAAGTGTGTCAGTGAAGAGCATCTGTTGAAGCAGTTCGTTCAGTTCTGGTTTGAAGAGCACACATGTCCTGACGCAGTCAGTGGCTGGAATATTCGTACGTTCGACATTCCGTATCTGGTTAATCGCATCACTCGCATACTTGGCGAAGACTATGCGAGTAAGTTGTCGCCGTGGGGATCGGTACAAGAA